AATGGTGTGGGGGGCAGTGGCTCCTTAATACCGCAGGAGCCACGATCAGCATAAGACAAGCTCTTCCATAAAGGCTTGCATCTTGTCTTCCATAGCTACTCCAACGGTCGAATAATTTCTTGCAGATCGTTTTCCGGTGCGCGCAAGGGCGCGTTTCTGTTGCTTACGGCCACAACTTCGCGGTCAGGGTTCAGTATCACCCAATGACCGTCGCAGTTCAGCGGTCGAATTCAAATGTGTCCATTCCGAAATCGGCGACTAGCGCTTGGACCTCTTGGTCGTTGAGCACACCTGGGTGTTTTGTGTGGGCGACATAGACCCCCACTAGGGCAAGATCCCATTCGCCGACATAGAAGAATGTTCGGTCACCCGACATGTCGATGCCTGCTTGCTCAAGGGCCTTGATCTGCTTTTCAAGGAGTTCAATTGCGTCTTTGTCGTCCATCTGGGGCTTTAGTTTTTCTTCAACCGACAGGAATACCCGTCATTCTCCTGACGGCGGCACCTCGGCCCACACCAGATATCTGTACTCCCCGCCCTCGCTCAAGGCGCGCTGAACGATGTCGCGGATATTGGCGGCAGAACGTTGCGGATCGAGAAAGATCTGCCATTGCCTCTCGTTGCCTGATCTCTCGTTCGCGAGGAAGTCGTATTCGAAAGCACGTCCTGGCCCTGGGCCCTGGAGCCGCACAACCTCCAATCGGGCTACGCTATAGCCCCGAGATGCCATAAATTCGTTGAATTCAAGCATCTTGCGGGAAGGCTCGACGTACACGAAAGCACCCGTCTCGAGCTTGCCCAGCATCTTGTCAAACTCTCTTTGCATCTTCACTCCAATGGCCGGATGATCGGGTCAGGTTCATTTTCTCTATCCCGAAGGGGGCGATTCCGATTGCTTACCGCGACGACGCGCCCCTCCGGGCTCAATAGAACCCAATACCCGTCCTGTCCGGTCAGCAAGGTCATATCCTGGCCCTTATAGTCACCACGTCCAGCGACGATGCCGCTAAGATCGGGCTGGGGATTGGCGATGATGCCATCGATTTGCCCGGCAGTGTGGCCTTTTCCCGTGATGTATTCAAGCCCGTCGCCCTTGCCGCCATGGTCGTCAATCGTATTCCCGCCGGGGGTGGTGAACGCCTCATCCCGACGTGCTTCGACAATGTTCGGACCTGCCTCATCCGGGATCGGCGTGGAGATGATGTTTCCGTTAGGATCTTCGGCGGGAGGCGATCCAGTGTGGATTGGCAGGCCAAGCACTTCGGCTGGATAGGTTTCCAGCCACTGTTCGATGCGTTCGGGCGTGAAGCCGGGCAGTTCTCCCAGCCGCCGTTCGCCATCTGTAAGTTGGGGGAATACTTCGACCCACCCTTGGGCAATGGTGCCATCTTGAAGCCGCAACCGCCCTTCGGAAAATGCGGTGTAAGCCTGCTGGAGGAAATCCCCGAGGGCAAGTTGCGCAGCACGGTCCCCCTCCGCTACTCGCACGATAGTGCCAGGATTCAACATCTCGAAAAGTGCCGCCGCCTGACCAGCGATCTGCGCGGCCTCGACAGACTTTGGCAGACTGGACCCGAGGCCGGAAATAACGGCCTCCTGCGCCAACTCGTGTGCCGTGGCGGCCAACAGCCCTTCGGCAGTGCCAGCATTGACGCCTAGGATCTCGGCAGCAAGTTGAATCCTACGTTCCGTGACAAAGCGGGTGAATTCCTGCAAGACATAGCTTCCTACCAGTGCGGTCAATGCAGCTGCTCCAAGGGGTGTAATCGCGACAGGACGCAGACCTAAGCGACGCGAGATGGCGTCCGTTGGTGCCTCGATCGGAAGTGTAAGTTCGGCAAGGATCACGTCAGTCCGCGATCCCGGCGCAACCGGTTCTGCAGTGCACCGGCAGTTATGTGCCTGTCCCGGATGACCACCCGCAGGGGGTTGGTCCCAGCGGAACACCTGATCGTCGAAATCTGCGTGGCTGTCGCGAACCTTGGAATCATCACGCGAGCGCCAAATGTATTTCTCGATGCCAAGGTCCTGCTGCCGAAGCTGGTTGATCAGGCCCGCGAATGCCCGAAGCAAACGTTCTTCCATCGCCACCCGTAACGGACGGAGACGCTGAGGATGGGTCTCATATTCCTCGAAGATCGCCGTCAAGCGTGCATCCCATTGGCGCAGCGCCTCCTCTTTTGCGTCGGAAACATCGCGCAAGTCGGTTGCGGTCACGGGCGGAATAGTGTCGGGCCGCGCCAGCACATTCAGGATCATCCGGGTGTTGTCGGCGATGACGCGATCAAGTTGGTCGGTGAAATTCGACCGCAAGTCTGTATAGCCGGGGAAAATCGATTTGATCGATATGGCTGCGCGATAGCCGTATACCGTGCCGTTCTGCTTGGTGACAACATATTGACCGTTGCCGCCATGGCGAAGGAAGTTCCGTAGATTGTGCTGCATGGAACCTCCCACTAAGTCTGGGGGCTATCTTTAGTCGCAATCAGTTAAGGATCGTTCACCTGATCGCTCGCTAGGTTCGATAAATCAGCACCGAAAAATCGACTGGACTTTCCAAATGCCCACCATTCGCGAAACCATCCTCACCGCGCTGCATGCGCGCTTGCAATCGCTGCCCGCCGCCGCCCTGCGCGGGGAGGTGTTGCCCGAGCGGATCCCATCGGCGGGTCTGATCATCCTGCGCGACGGCGATCCGGGTGAACCCGAGGTGACAATGTCGCCGCTGCGCTATCACTACGAGCATAAGGCCGAGCTGGAAGTGGTCGTTCAGGGCGCAAACCGCGATTTGGCCTTTGACACGCTGGTTGCCAGCATCGGCGGATTGATCGAGGCTGATCGCACCTTGAGCGGGCTGTGCGAGTGGATGGAAGCCGAAGCACCCCGGCCCGTTGATCTGCCCGTCGAGGGTGCGGCCAGTTTGAAAGCGGGCGTTGTCACCATCGTCCTGCATTACACGACCGCCAGTCCGCTGGCCTAACTTACCCACCCCCCCACCAATATCGGAGACCAAGATGGCACGAGCGCAAGGCGCGCGGGCGCGGATGGCGCTTGCGTTTGAGACGAATTACGGCAGCCCGCCCACTGGCGGCTATGTCAAAATGCCCTTTGCCAGCACGACGCTGGGATCGGAGCAGCCGCTTTTGAATTCGGAACTGCTCGGCTATGGCCGCGATCCACTGGCCCCCATCAAGGACGCGGTGACGGCGGATGGCAATGTCGTGGTGCCGATTGATGCCGCGAGCTTTGGCTATTGGCTGAAGGCCACCTTCGGTGCGCCCGTGACCGGCGGCAATGGCCCGTTCGTGCATGAGTTCACCTCGAGCGCATGGGAATTGCCCTCGCTCACGATTGAAACCGCCATGCCCGAAGTGCCGCGCTATGCTGTCTATTCAGGCTGCATGGTTGATAGCTTGTCCTGGCAAATGCAGCGCTCGGGTCTTTTGACGGCAACCGTCAACCTGATTGCCCAAGGGGAAGCAATCCATACCGCATCGCAGGTGGGCACCCCGACAGAGTTAGACCTCAGCCGTTTTGGCCATTTCAACGGCGGCATCACCCGAAATGGGCAGATGATTGGCAACATCGCCTCGGCGGAGATCACCTATTCCAATGGCCTCGACCGCGTGGAAACCATCCGCTCGGACGGACGTATCGACGGGGCTGACCCGACCATTGCCGCACTGACGGGCAAGATCGAAGTGCGTTTTACCGATCAGACGCTGGTGAACCAAGCGATCTCGGGCGAGCCCTGCGCGCTGGAGTTTGCCTATGTGCTGCCCACGGGCGAGGCGTTTCGCTTTGCCGCCCATGCCGTCTATCTGCCCCGCCCACGCATCGAGATCTCTGGGCCGCAAGGCGTGCAAGCGACCTTTGATTGGCAAGCCGCGCGCGACACATCGCTGGGCCTCATGTGCACCGCCACTTTGGAAAACTTCAATGAGGGATATGACACCGATGCTGAAACTCAACTTGCACCGTGAACCCTACTGGCTGGACGTGGCCCTTGGCGTGCGCCTGAATCTAGAGCCGCTGACCACCGCCATCATGGTGGCGGCCCGCACAGACCCGAGCGTCAGGTCAATCGCGCTGGGCACGCCAGATGACACCATCGCAGTTGCCTTTGCCAAAGCCATCGCCAAGCGCGCAATTTTGGATTGGGAGGGTGTCGGTGATCTGGACGGTGCGCCAGTTTCCGTGACACCTGACGGCGTTGACGCGCTCCTCGACATTTGGCCGATCTTTGAGGCTTTCCAGACTGCTTACGTCGCCAAAGGTCTGGAGCTTGAGGCGGAAAAAACGCCTCAGCGCCCTTGCCGAATGGGTCTTTGGCGGGGGCGATGGCTACTGCGCCAAATGCGACGGGGTCTGCCCCGCCTGCCCGCAAGTCCAAAACGCGCCGCAAAGTCTAGAGGGCTGGCAGGTTTGGGATCTCTCGCAACGCATGGGCGGCCAATTACGCGTGGCCCCGCGCGCGGTGCTGGGGTTTGACATGACAGCCGCTTTGGCCATCGGCGCGGCGCTGGGCATCCCGCCCCGCGCCGTGGTGGAACTGTTGCCGCCGATTGAGGCTGCGATGCTGCGGCAGATGAATGAGAAGATCGACAACGACAGTGCAGGGTGACGCAGGCGCTTACTTTGCGATGTAGGTCACGCCTTCGAT